ATTGACGAGATTATCCACGGCGACGGCCACTACCGGCTGTATAAGCTTTACGAACAGCCATTGGATCAACACGAGCTCCTTCACGAGTTTTCATATGTGTACGTACATAATCGGTGATTTTTTTGCTCTGGGCGGCAACTTCTCTGGAGCTGGCATTGCCTCTCATATTTGCAAGGGTATCAATCATACTTGCAAGCTCTTCGTCATCGGCCAAGGATTTAACAGCCAGATTGAGGTCTTCGTCGGCCAGTTCTCTTAATTGTTTGCGAGCAGCGTCGTGCGCTGCTCTGCCTAGAGTGTACCAAAGATCTTTGGCTGCGGCAACCGCTCTGGCTGTTGCATATGTGCCTGCGCCGAGGGAAAGAATTCCAATAATTGTGCCAGCGGCTATATTCAAGATTTCGCTCTCCGAAATCATTCCGTTGCCAGATATGATTTCGTCAAACTCTTCGTCGCTAATCTGGCTATTCGCCTCTTCAAATGCTTCTTTGATAATCGCTTTTAGTTGTTTTACTGTAATGCGCATGGTATTTTACCTTCTTCACTGGATTGGTTAGCACCAGTACACATACATATTCATCTGCCACAAAATTTTCAGCCGATAGGTCTAAGAGCCAAAAAGAAGTTTCATTTTGAGCGCACTATATATATGTAGCCGTTTTGGCTTTCGATTCCAAAAAACGTATTGTAAGATGGAATCACATACCTAAAAGGAAAAACGTAATGATCTCAGCCGCAGATATCGTAACTGCTATACTATCTCTTTACCCTTACATGTCAGGAAATAACCGACAATGTATAGTAGAAAACAGAACACAAATCGAGCATGTTTTAGATGCATCGCAAAGAGCATACCCAGAAATGCCGATGGAAATAATCGCAGCAATTGGTTTTGTCGAAACACATCTTGGATGTGATCAAGGTGAGGGTGGCAATTGGGGAGCTCCAATTTCTCCAACTCAACGTCATGTGGCTGGAACACCGTTTCAAGCTGCAACCGCATTGTGGCATAGCTATGAGCGTTGTCATACATGGGAAGGCGCAGCAAGAAGATTCCGCACAGGTCTTTGTCGCCCAACACCAACCGGATCAGCATACAGTCGCAGAGCAATGCATGTCGTTAATCGTCTGCGCACACATATCGATCGTCAAAACGAAATTCATCATGACCTCTGTATGAACAATATCAATAACCGCTGTAACACCATGTAATAAAAATATTTTTAAATTCCTAATTTGTCATGCTATTATTGTAGTATGGCACTAGGAGTTTGTTGTCAATGGTTGGAACCATATACCAAGCGTGATGGTTCTGTTGTATATGAAAACTCTATCAATGAGCGTACACTCCAACTTGGACGCTTTAAAAAAGGTTTCTACTCCAAAGCTTTTATCAGAGAAGTATACGTCAACAACATCAAAGAACTTATTCGGCTTGTACCAAAGCTTGTAGCGAACAACATCAAACTGTTTCGTATGTCCAGTGGTTTGTTTTCTCTTGCCGATTATAATGATGATGTACTAGCTAATGACGAACAAATTAATTTGTTGCTAGGTAAGCTTGGCAAGCTTTTTACTGATGCTGGGATTCGTGTTACTACACATCCCGATCAGTTTGTTGTACTAAGTTCAGATAATCCCGTAACAGTCAACAATGCAATCAAAGAGCTATCCCATCATGCGTGGGTATTCGATCAAATGCGTCTACCAGCTACACCTTATGCTGCCATCAATATTCATGGAGGCAAATCTGATAGACTATCCCAACTTGTTCGTGTTGTACGTACTCTACCGGATAACGTGCGCTCCAGACTCACGTTCGAGAATGATGAAAGCGCATATAATCTAGCAGATCTGCTTTATGTTCATTCCATGACAGGAGTTCCTGTTGTATGGGATTCGCATCATCATTCTTTCAATGACGCTAACATGTCTCTGGAAGATGCTTTTGGTTTGGCAGTGTATACGTGGAGGTACACGAAGATCAAACCGCTCCAGCATTTGTCCAACACTACACCGGGGCTAGAGAATGGTAGTTTCACCGAAAGAAGGAAACATAGCGATTATATTCACTATATTCCAGACTGTCAGCGTGAAGGTTTGTTGGTTGATGCGATTGATGTTGATGTGGAAGCTAAGATGAAGAATTTGGCTGTTAAGGCTTGCTCGTCTTTATTGGTTTCGTGCTAGCCAAAGCTTTAAGTTTGGCTACATCCCCGATTTTTAGTTGCGGCGGGTGTCCCTCACCATCAGTACGAATCTCAATATAAAACAATGGACGTTCTTCCCCAGCAGGATCGTCTTTATCCCAAACAATACCATATGGTTGTTTTTCACCTGCACCTGCAACGAATTTTGTTTGCAGAATAATTGCTGTTGGTAAAACGTAGATATCAAAATCTAATGCCAGTGTATCAATTTCTGGGAATCCGTTGGCGCTTTTATTACATGTATATTTTGCGAATGCAGTGGTTTTACCTTCCATCGGGGAGAACAAACGAGTTCGCATGTCTTTGTTTATTTCTGCTTCGAAATTAAGCTTAGACAACAACCTGAAATTGTTCTTAAAGGCGATTTTTACAGCTCTTTTTACAACAGCAAATGGATGACTTTTCTCAGGAGCACCGTGCATGTCAGTTGGTTTCCTAGGAAAACCACCGTTAGTGTATACACGATATGCTTCTTCGGCAGCGGCTTGGTTGTTTAGTTTTTTATTTGCTCCGTCAGCCATAATAGCTTTGATTGTAGCATTTCTTACTGTTTTTGATTGCATGATTGCATCAACGCTACTAAAGAACAAATCTGAGAATAACGTACCGGCAGAGAATCCAAACACTCTTTGTCCAGAAGAACTTTGATTCAATTTAACGTGTATGTTTGCTTTGTCAGTTTCAACATCAAACTCAGCAGTGCCACCAGTGGCAGAGCTTAACACGTCAGATCCAGCCAAAACACGATTTGTTGTTTCCTGTTTTTTATACAGAACCCTAGTGTTTAAAACATCGTTGGTAATCACGTATGTTTTACGAACAAAATTTTCGAAAACATCTAATGCTTTGGTTGCATGAGTTTGTTGAGCCCTATTTCCCATCGTTTGCAAATCAACAACACTGTTCCAAGCGTTTGTTAATGCCTTATGATCGGCTGCCCAAGAATCCAAGTTGTCTGGAATGGATTTTCCCGAGATCGCATCCATTAAAGCAAACTCGCAAACATAACCCAACATTTGATCTGAGAGTAGTTTTTTAACTGGGTCTTTTCCTCCACCCTCATCAGCTTCATTGAATATATAATTTGTCAAACGTTGCATTATCGTGCTCTCGATTCTGGTGTAACAACAATGTCTACTGTTGGGGTTTCTTCTGAACCTTCGTCTTCGTTAAGTGCCCCAGCTTCGAACATTTCGTTTACTGTGGCACCTTCGGGTCTGTAATATTTTGATTTTAACCAATCAGACATTTCTTCGTCACTCATTGGTTCGATGGCCGGTTCTCCAATATCTTCTGGATCGGGCATTAAATTCTGATGATCTTCTTTGTTTTCTTCTTGTTCGAACAAAATCCTGTATAGCTTTGTGGTCATTAATAGTTCCTCGCTCTATAACAATATATAGTTTTTACCATGCAATCTTTAGTACATGACAACAAACAAATAACTCTTCTGCACAACGGCAAAGTTGTTGTAGTGGCACCAGTGGATCATAACAAGGTCATTGTTCCATTCCATTGTCCTATGTGCGATTATCCAATGAAAACAGCAGATGATGCAAACAGTTTCCGTGAAGTGCAAACTTGTTATATGTGTCAGTTGTTCTGGAAAACAAGCGACATAGAGCCAGACAAGGCAAGCGAACGTTGGAAGAGCTACATGCAACGCCGTCATATGGCATTCCTTCCACAAATCCAGTTCAAATGAATACTTATCCCAAAAGGATAACTGTAACCTATGCCTATTCAAAATCGAGCTCGTTATAGATTGTTAACCAATCTTCTCGACACTTCCTTTGGTAAATCTTCAGAACGTGCTTACCCAAACCATTTTGTTAAGATGACAATGCCACTTGAAAATACCATTCAAGTTAAAGCACAAATACTTGTAAACCTTGGTGGATCAGCGAACGCTTACATCGAGAACCGTAAACGATATCGTGAAGAGCTCTTGGAGATTATTGGCAAACGTCTTGAACGTATTGCTGATGAATACAAGGTTGCAGCAGAAACTGCAACCGATGAAAATTTACTCTCCTACCGCAAACAACCTTATGAAAACCCCCCAGAGAAAACTGTCAAGCTAGCTGTGGATAATCACTCTATTCAAGAATGGCTTGAACATGTTTCCATGAGCGCATACCGTAACAACAAAACCTGTATCTATCACTTACATTGCACTGTAAGTATTTCATAATATTCTAGCATGGCTTTAACAAAAAAAGAACAAGTTGATGAAATAATGAAGTGTGGGCAAGATCCCGTCTACTTCATTAAGAAGTATCTTTATATCCAACACCCAGTGAAAGGTAGACTTCCTTTTGAACTCTATCCATTTCAAGAAGAATGCATTCAAGGGTTTTTGGATTATAAATTCAACATTGTTCTTAAATCCCGGCAATTAGGGTTATCAACAACAACCTCTGCCTATTGTCTTTGGATGGCAATGTTTAGACAAGATGCCAACATCATGATCATGGCAACAAAGCTGGAAACCAGCAAAAACATGATCCAAAAAATCAGAACAACGTTTAAGATGCTTCCTCCATGGATGCTTACGTTGCTTGATTTAAAAGAACCAGAAGCAGAATCTGTTAAATACATCAAGTTCAATAACGGCTCAAAGATTACAGCTATTCCAACGTCTGCCGATGCAGGTCGTGGTGAAGCTCTTACACTTCTTGTTGTTGACGAAGCTGCACACGTTGATGTTCTAGAAGAACTGTGGTTGGGTCTATATCCTACACTATCAACTGGTGGTAGAGCTATTATCTTCTCAACTCCTAACGGCAAAAACTTCTTTTATCAACTGTGGGCTGGGGCAGATACAGGAGAATACGAAGAAGGTAAAGTAGGATTGCACTGTAAAAGTGTAGGCTCAAACAAGTTTCACGGCATTAAACTTCCTTGGTACGTTCACCCAGAACGTGATGAACAATGGTTCGAAGATCAAGCCAAACCAATGGATGCCAGAGGTATCGCACAAGAACTCTTGTGTGGGTTCGAAGGTTCCACATTAACCTTCTTTGATCAAAACAGCATTGATTGGGTTCGTAACTTATCTCAAACTCCTATTGGATATACTGGGCCTAATAACAAAGGTCAAGACTTACATATTTGGAAAACAGCTATCCCAGATCACAAGTATATCATTTCCGCAGACGTTGCAAGAGGCGACGCAGAAGACTATTCAACCTTTCATGTGTTCGATGTTAATGAAAGCGAAGTTGTCGCAGAATACATGGGCAAGATTCCTCCAGATAGATTTGGAGAGTGGCTTATCGATATTGGCAAAAAATATAACAACGCTCTGATTGTGAATGAAAAAAATACCGTTGGTATCGCAACAGCTATCAAACTAAGAGATGCTGAATATCCCAACTTGTATTACGATACAGATCTTCAAGAAAAAATGTTGGGAATGACTCCCGACGAAAAAAAAGACGTTCTACCGGGATTTACTATCACACCAAAAAACCGTGAAAAAATCTTGGAAAACCTAGAACAAGTTATTCGAAATCATCAACTTAAAGTCTATTCACTACGCTTCGTCGCACAAATGGAAACATTTGTTTGGAACGGTAAACGTGGTCAAGCTCTTAAAAAACGACACGATGATCTTATCATGGCAATGGCTATTGGATTGCAAATCTTTACTCCAATGGCTCACCAAGAAGGTTATCTAGGCTCGCTAGAAGTAAACAAAACAATCACAAACGCATTGCTCGCTGGAATGTCCAGAGGATATCGTGACGTTAAACAAAAAGTTAATGGTAAACGAGTTCCCGCTGGTGTTAATCCAGATGCACTCAAAAATGAATTAGAGTTTCGAAAAGAATTTTGGTGGCTATACTAATCTATCAATCTTTAGATCCTTATAAAGCCACTTTACACTGAAACACACAGGAGAAAACTATCATGGCAAACAAAATCAACGTAGGCAACCCAGAAGTCACAACCAAAACAAACATCTTAGACATTGACCTTCCAACAGAACTAGAAAATGCAATCTCAACAGGATGGGAGCACTTTGATGCTCTTTGCGCTGGAGATGGTATGATTCCATCAACCGTAGCAATCCTCACAGGACTCCCAGGATCAGGCAAAACAACTTTTTCAATTCAACTTGCAGACTCTATCACAGGCACAGGAAACATAGCTCTCTATAACACTTGCGAAGAAAGTTTATATCAAGTAAGACGTACAGCCAAACGTATGGATATAAAACATGGCTTCGTTCCTTCTTATTATCAAGAAGTATCAGAGATTACTGCCCATGCCGATAATATTCGTGCAGAAAATCCCGGCAAACAAGTATTCCTTTTTATCGATTCATTGCAAACAATTGAATGTAATGAAATTGATCCAAAAACCAAAAAGATTTATTCTCCACAAGCACAATCGATTCAAGCAGCTTGGAGATTATCTGAGTGGGCTAAAAAGAACTATACCAACGCTATCATCATTGGTCAAGTAACCAAAGACGGCACCTTCGCCGGTAAACAAGAAGTTAAACACGCTGTCGATATGCATATCTCCCTCCACCTAGACACAGATCGTAGATCCGAAACATATGGTGATAGAGTTGCAATGGTCGAAAAGAACAGGTTTGGGAGCGGTGGTCTTTACTTCCCCTACGAGGTTACTAGCAGAGGAATTCACTTCAAAGATTAAACAAAACCTGCCCTCTTACATATATATATCCTCTAGGAGCTATCTGCTTTTGGAGGATATATGCTTTTTGAATATCAAGGATTTTCTAGAAAAGGTGGAATATACCGTATCAAGAATACGGTGAGCGGTGTTGTGTATGTTGGTTCTGCCAAACGTTTCAAGGAACGATGGGGCGATCATGCGAGATCGCTGGAACAGGGCAAGCATCATACAAAGCATTTACAGAATGCATATAGCAAATATATCTTAGAATGCGGCAATGATGATTTTCTGGAGTTTGCTGTATTAGAAGTGATGGAGAACGCTACAAAGGCGGAAAGATTAGTAAGAGAAGAATGGTGGATTCACAAGTATCTGAATGATGGTTTAGAACTTTACAATACCAACAAAACACCAACAAAAGAATCTGCAAAATCATCGGTAGGTTGCAATAAAGGCATACGTCATTCTCCTGCAACCGAATACAAACCGGGAAACGTTCCATGGTCCAAAGAGAATGGCCATGATGAAGATACGAGAAAGCTTATTGGAGAGAAGTCTAAGGTAATGTGGGCAAACCCAGAAGCTGCCGAAAAGCTTTTAAAGAGTAGACGTTCGGAAAAGTTTAGAAAAACCAGAAGCAGGGATATGAAAGAGTCTTGGGAAAAAACAAGAGAGCAGCGTTTAATTGCGATGAATACGCCAGAGTGCATAGAAGCTAAAATGGCATGGAGGAAAACAAATAAAGAAGCAGAGAAAAAGAGAATAGAAAATTCCTATTCTCTTGAAGCTTTAAAGAAACGTCTGGTATCTTTGCTTGGACAAGAAAAAGCCGAAAAAATATTAAACATTGATTGGTTAAAATCTAACGTTGAGATGTATGGATTTAAAGGAACGGCGGGATTGATTGGTGTAGATCGTCAAACAATAAAACGTTGGCATGAAAAGCTTTGCAAATAAACGCTTTACTTCCCCTACGAGGTTACTAGCAGAGGAATTCACTTCAAAGATTAAACAAAACCACCCCTGACCAGTACCGAAACACTATGTTTTTGCAGCTTCTTGCAAAAGATTTCGCAAATCGGCTGTAAGCTTTGCGACCGCTGATGCGAGCTTTCCATTAGCCTCAGTAACTTTGGCCAACTGTGATTGGACTTGATTAATATTTACGACTTTATAGCTAGCTGGTTCTGAGATCTCATTAACCCCAGCATTTATTGTTTCTTGTATCGTTGGAATTTTCTTTAATAATTCGGCAATCTCATTTTTAACTGGCGGTACGTTACGACCTTGGATATCAACCAAGTTACCTTTGGCATCGATTCCTGCTGCCAAGCCGTTAGTTATATTTGGCAGAGTTTTGCGGATGTCAGGCTTATCTCCGCTGGAGTGGCTTGGGTGGCTTGTACCGGTAGGGTAAGCACCTTTAAATATTGCACCAAACTTCGAAGCTACCCATGCCAAAGCTCCAGCCAAAGCTGCAAGAATAAGACCAGAAATAATGAACTCGTTAAGTTGTGTTTTTGTTGGCATCTTTCCTGTTTCAATATATTCGGAAAGAACAAGTTTTTTAGTGTGCAGTTTGGCAAATTGTTGTTGTTTGAATGAAAGTGCCTCAGTTATAATACCTTGCGCAAATCTTGTCATCGCATCTTGAATACCTGTGGCTATGCTTCCCAACTTAGCGATTTCTCCTGCTGCTGGGTCTCCTTCAGTTCCAATAAGAGTTACAATCCCTTTATCGACTTTATCTTCTTCTTCTGTATTTTGTGATACTTGCGCTTCTGCTTCTGCTGGTGCTCCTGCTGTTGCTCCTGCTGTTGCCGCTGCTGGTGTTGTTGCTCCTGTTGCTGCTGCTCGTGCTTGACTTATCGCTGCCGCAATTTGTTCCTTAGTGGGCCTCTTCGGCGCCATCGTGGGCGCATCTTCCAAAATATATTTGATTTCAACCAACTTGGCAAGATATTCAGAACGATCAACAAGCCCAGCTTCATAAAGTCTCTTCGTCAACTTCATAGACTTAAGGCTTTCTTGTACCGGTCCCTTTTGTTCCGGATCCGGATCCGGTACCGTCTCTAGTTTTTTAAATTCTTCAAATGGCATTATTTTACTGAATATTTGATCATATATCTGTCTAAAAAACTGGTCACCCGTTTGTGAATCTTTGGCTGCTTTTAGCATTTTCGGAATTACGGACTCGATTTCTTCGCCGCCCTCGGCGCCTATTGCTCCATAAAAATCTGTAAGCAGTTTATCATGTTTATTATCTTTCAACCATTGCAAGCCAATTAGAATTTGTTCCACTGTTATTTTTTGTGCGGGTTGCGCTTGTGCGGATGTTTGTGCGGGTTGCGCTGCTTGTTCTGCTTGTTTTGCTTGTTTTGCTTGTTTATAAACGTTTGCGAACTCGGCAACGGCGGGTGACATTTCATTCATTAGCAACTCGTTAAGTGCCATTGCAGATGTTGCAGCTTGTGTTGTTGCTGTTTTAAGTCTTCCGTTATATTCCTCGGCAGCTTGTTCAAGTTCTGCAAAAGAGCTTTTGTTGCCAAACCAACCTTTTGACAACACTTCAAAGATTTCTTTGGCTTCATCGGTTATTTTTTGACCAAACGGTTCCAGAAACACTTTAAGAAACCAAACTCTGCCACCTTTTTCTTCTGTTGGTGTAGGAAGTTTTTTGATGATGTTATTGAGTTCACCGGCACGGTCTCTAAACGTTTCTGGTCTATCGGCTGCTTTGTCGAAGAGTTGTTTTAAAAAGTTTTGATCTTGAACTTTGTTCAAGTGTTCTTCTGACCATTTTTTGAGAGCGTTGATTGGAACCAACTGGTCATTTTTTGGATTTAACGTAAGTCTGATGGGCATTATGTTTTACCTTTTGTTATAGATATATAGTTGTGGTCTGGGTGGAGTTGATCAAAAATACTTGCCTAAGAGTTTATGGTACGTTATGATGGAAACATGACGGATACCATCTGGGATATTCACTTGCATAAACTTGTCGAATACTGCCGCAATCAAAACGTTGCGGTTTATTTCAAACGTGGCTGCGATGAAACATACGATGTTAAGGATGAATATATCGAAATTAACAGTCGTAAAACCAAAAGAAATCAACTGTATCTTTTGCTGCATGAAATCGGTCATCACAAAGTTATCAAAAGCCAAAAGTTTGCGAAGAAGTTTGCTTGTTTGAATGGCAAAAAGGTTGCTCGCAATCTTTCCAACAAAATCAAAACTCTTGAGGAAGAAGTTGTTGCGTGGCATATTGGAGAAGATATTGCGGAGGAACTTGACATTCCTCTTGATGATGCTTATCAAATTTTGAAAGCAAAATGTTTGAAAACTTATGCGAAATGGGTATGATGAATCTAAAGAAAAGGACAACGAACAAATGATCACCAAAGCAAACCAATCCGAAGACGATCTAGAACTATTCAAAAAATATCAAACCACAAAAATATTGGATGAAAATGGAAAACTTTTAAAGGCAGACACAAGACTGCGAAATGATTTGGCACAACGTAATGCCAAGCTTGTTACGTTTGTAATCAATAAGTTTTATAGCAAAAAACAACGGCACAAAGAATTGCGAAGTGATTTACTTCAAGAAGGTCATCTTGGTTTGTTTGATGCTATCGATGGATTTAAACCAGAGCTAGGTTTCAAGTTCTCCACGTATGCAACGTGGTGGATTCGTCAAAGTGTTAACTCATATCTTTTGGATGAAGAACCAATGCTTCATATTCCCAGCCATATCAGAACAGCACGAAACAAGTTGTTTAATCTTGCAAAAATGCGTTCAATTGCGTTTAAAGACATTAGTAAAGACATGTTAGCGGAACTTAACATTACGGAAAAAATGCATGCTTCTGTTGTAGCGGCTGTGAAAACAAAATCATGGAACGTTCAATCGATTGACGAGCCTTTGTCATCGAGTATGGATAAAACGCTAAGAGACGTTATTCCCGGCAACGAGATTGAATTGTCTTCATGCGTTGACAATAAACGTATTTTGGAGGCTGCAAGACAAGCGTTTCAGAAGCTGAATTTGAGAGAAAAATGTGTTTTGTTGGAGCGTTATGGAATTGAGTGTGATAGAATTGTAGAAAAGGAGCTTGGGAAATGAATCAGAAGTATATAACTATCGAAGAAGGCGAAGACTATCGCACCATTGCAGCCAAAATGACAACGTTGGGATATAAGATGAATCATGCAACTGCAAGAAACATTCTTTTGTCTGGAATGCATAAATTCATGCGTTCTATTTCTGAACATCTTGGTAAATCGCTTACAGACGAAGAATGCAAGATGTTGGTAATGCGACAAGATATTCATGAAGTTTTGGGTGATATTCTTCCTCTTTGTTTAACAGAGGAAACAACAAAATGCCCGGTGGAAAAATAACAGCAGCTAGTGATACGCCCGATTTAGAAGGATTTCTTGCCCGCCGTCGCTACCCATTAATCAAATGGTTGCAAGTAAACAATATCACATCATCAGAAGCTTTAGACGCCCTTTTAGGGCGTCGTGAATGGGTTGTTAGCCCAACCCTCATAAAAACAATTCACGAGCTTTTAAAGCCCCTTCCTGCGCCTCCAGAACCTATCGTTATAACAGAGCAGCCGATAGCTGCTACTGTTTTCGAATCTACAGTTGTTGAAGAACCGATAGCAACTAGTTCAATGGTTGAAGAAGTTGCTGAATTGATTGTTGACAAAGAAGAACCTGTTGTTGTAGAAGAACAACAACCAGTAACTTTGCAAGAATCTCTTATTGTTTCGTATAAAGAAAGGAAAAAAACTAGGTAATTATCAATGAGCTCTCGTCATCAAAAAGAAAAACGTCTTCGTCCACGCAATGATCCATATAAACGAGAACATTTCGATCGATCACGATATTTGCAAGTTTCTCTGCCGCAACACATCGATGGACTTAACCAAGAAGAACAGATTGAAGATAGCTGCGATATTGACGATTACGACGATGTAAGCTAAGAATTGTTTTTAGACTTTGATTATATAGTGGCATTCTAATACTACCGAAAGGGGCTACGACAAACAACACGTAGCCAAAAATAAAAGGGAAAACACTATGTCATTCGAAACAAGCAACAAATCATACACCGTACTCGCTCGCATCGGTTCAGGCACAAACCCTCGCAACGTACTCGATTTTAGTGATGCTCCAACAGATCGAATCGGTGTAGCAGTTGAACAAGAAGCTGCCAAGAAAGCAGTTCGCATGGAACTAATTCTTCCAATTCGTCGCAGCCGTAAGGGTAGTCGTCGAGCCGCACGGTTTACACTCTCGGGTAAACAAGCCCGAGAACTCTATGAAACACTTGGTCGTTTTTACAACGATCGAGATGTGTGATTAGCTAAGTTACATAACTAGTCTAACGTAGAAAAGGTAGAGTACAGTTACTCTACCTTTTTTATTTGATGCTAGTTATATCCATGATCGACTTAGAAAGTTTTGGAAAAATATATAAACCAAAAGTTCTTGTTGAAGCTTTTTTACTTTGCAATAAAGAGGTTGATGCAGGGGATTGGTGGCGTAAAGTGTTGGCATTGAATGCCAATTCCAAATCTTATAAACGAGATACGATTCAAAGCACCTACGGTTTATCCCTCGAAAATTTATTTGGTCAACTGGACGTATCTTTATACGTCGCAGTGATTAATTCCTTTGTTGTGTTTCATCAAGGAAGATATCAGTTTGTTGACTCTCCCGAAGAAGCTAAAAGAATTATTCGCAGCAAAAAACGTTTCAGCATCAGAGCGGTTGGAATCAAAATACATCTAGATTACAACCCAGAAACCAACAGTCTTGGTGAGGAGTGGGAGCCAACAACCATTCCTTCGATTCAATGGTTTTTTCATCCAAAACATTTGGTAGACATCGAAACCATTCAACTCTACGAAAACATAAACGTTGGTGATATGTTGGTTTTTAAAACAACACAAGCTTTGGTTACAGAAATCAAAATGCTTAAACGAAAAAAATTCTGGGCAACTTGTAGTTGGACAAAAAAGAAAATAACAGTGTTGAATGGTAGCACTGGAGGGCAGGTTAGATTAATCACCAACCGTCCGTTTACCATCAAGAAAAGTAAGATTGTTTAATCGTCTTCGTTTTCTTCGTTTTCTTCGAGTTCGTTACGGACCCGATCCACAATTGAAACCACATCATCCACCGTTGACATTTCATCGGCTTCCAACATCGTTTTAAACTCATCCATAAACTCTTCAAGGCGATCGATCAATCTAGAAAGCGTTCGTACGTTTGACATATATTGTTCCGTTATTTTTCTTCCACAAGCTCAAGTTGCTTTTTACTGCCGATAATCCAACCAAACATATCGCCGTACAAGCACTTGTAATACAAGCTACCGTTTTCATCTTTTAGTTCATTCACTAAAACAAATGGTTCTGTTGTTGGTTTCATCGCTACTGACTCTTTTGGCAATCGAGTAAGCTCACTTGTTAATATAGAAGGCAACCAAGCATTATTCCTAGTTCTCTCCTTTAAAACAACATCAATATCTGGATATAGAACCACAAAAGACTGCAATGCATTTCGTTTGCTTTTTATATGACAAAATGAGCCAAGTCGCATCGATATTCAACTCCTGCTTTAAACGCTAACTATACACTACTATGGAAAAAACATTCGTTGGTGACAATCGCTTTCTAACTCATATCTTTACTAAAAGTAACACACTTGCATATTGCAAATATGACACTCTTCTCTCCTCTCTCTTGGTTATCTTCCACAACGGAACAGAGTACGAATATTCTGGTGTAGATTCAATCACTTACAACGATCTTATAACCGCAGAGTCTGCTGGTAGTTATTTTAGTAAGATATTGCGCAAGTATAAGTTTGTTAGGCACAAGTAGCTACTTATCTGAAAAATGAAGCTCAAAAACTTATTGTTTGCAAATGAAAACACTGGAGATTTTTCTGGTGCTGGAACCTTTCAAGGTGGTCCATACGGCTTTGGCAACCGTTATCAGTTGGCTAACTCAGAAGTGTGGCCGGGTCTAGCTGATCCAGCAGAAGATCTTCCTAATAATCCTTCTATATGGCCAGCAATACATGCTCAAAAAGATTCAGACAAAGATCAATATGATTCTTTGGAGTCAGCCGAAGTTTATGATGATCGTCCACATTTACTTCCCGGCGAAGACACGGTAAGAGATGAAGTGTTATTGCGAGACAAAAATCTAGAACCAAGCTACTTTTATGAACCAATAAATGAAGATCCAGCAAGAATTAATTACCGAGATCTTCCCGGTTGGCCAGCAATGAACACATTGTCGGAGCCTGTGGAACATGTTCCAGAAGATGAAGATCTAGATCGTGAAGCGCCAGAAGAAGAGCGTTATAACATTCCTGAATTGCTTCCCGGCGGAAGAGAGGGTGAACGGGGTGTTCCATTTGGTCATGGACCTTTAGATGTTCCCGGTGATTTAAACTTGCAACCCGGAGACATTGGCACACAAGCTAGCATGTATAGCCCAATGGAACCCGAAGGCAATCAACTAAAACTTACACAAAAACGTAATCAAACCCTTAATCGCTGGAAAGAAACAACACAAACTGATAAAGGCCATACAAACAGAGATGAAGTGTTTAACCACATTATTAAACCAGTTAACTGGATCGAAAAAGAGTTTGGTCAACAAGATTATGTCAAGGATTTAGATGCAGATGATGATGTACCGCTGCACGCTGGGGCTATGGGAGTGATTGCAAGTCCTGTAAAGCATGTTCCCGGCAACGTTAATATCTATAAGAAAGGCAATCCCGGTTATTCATTGGGGGAAGCAAAGGTACCTAAAATGGCAAATAAAGAAACCAAACGTGAACTAGAAAACTATGTTCCAAAAGATTTAGATAAAAAACTCCCAGAAGAAACATATGGGAATGGTATGGGGCAAATAATGAAAGCTTATCCCTTTCCTCGTGAAGATCGCAAACTCAAAAAACTTAAACCCATAGAACCAGAACAAAACTATATTCCATACCAATATGATCGCAGTCATATCGATACAATCATTCTAACAAAACTCTTTGAAAAACTTGCGAAACTAAGCAAATCCGAAAAGAAATAACATATGTTACTGCAAGCTCTGATAGAAGCCAAACTGTTTGATAGACTTGCAGAAGCTCGATCAGACGATATGGAGAAACTCCATATCGCAAACGAAACCTTTGAAAATATTGTTGCGTTTGTTCGAAAACTCAAAAAGAATCCAACCCGTTTTGCTGAAAGTTTTTACACCGACGAAACTGGCAGATTTAAAGGTTTTCAACTGCAAACAAATCTCCCAGAAATACCAGAAATATCCAACATGTTTATTGAGTTTCTTGACCATAATATCTCCGGAGTAAAAGAAACAATCAAAGCAAGAGCGGCGAGGATTATAGATCAAAATACACGCACGATCTCTGAGATGCACATCAAACTGTTCATCGACGCTCCACCTGCCGTAATAAAGCTCACAAATTCATACAACGCATGGTTTGTAAAGAACTTGGCTGACATACTTGAGAAATCCAACTATCGTTCTTCATTTGTTCACGAATTTACGCACACACTCGATTTCAGAAGAATAAATCCTCAATATCTGATCGATCGTGCCAAACGTAAAGAGGCTAGCGATATAAGGGATCGTGACAAATATGCTAACGATCCTCTTGAACTTAACGCTTATTATCAACAAGCCATTAGCGATTTTTATGATCAACTTCTAAAAACAAAAACCGTCGAAGAATGGAATGCACAAGTTGGAGAAACACCACAAAGGTTTGCTGAAAATATCGTAACGCTATATCTTAGACCACAAGTGAAAAAACGATTATCACCAGAAAATAAAAAACGTTTGATGAAACGTGCAGCAACAGCTTGGGAATACTTGAAAATCAATTAATAGCTTTACAAAAGAATAACTCACAGATATAGTAGTATTATCCCCCGATGACGAGGGATGACTAAACTCCATCTGCCCCTATACCGGCTCTGTCTTCTAAACAGTAGTACCGTAACTGGATTTATGCAGGTTCGAATCCTGCTGGGGGCGCTATCAATTCAAACGAATGTTCAAGCGAATCATATTTTTTTGTTTTCTGCTGAGTTTAAACGGTTGTATGAACCAAACAAGGTATACATCAACATATCCAAGAGTAGGAACCTATGAATTCGTGAATGAATACGTCATTCAACGAATGACTTCTCTGGGTTGGAGAGTTTTTAGAAGACAAACCCATCTTGGACATATTGTTGCCGCAAATAACGAAACACCGACATCTAGGGATGTCGTGCTAATAGACCTTGATGCATTTGGAAGTATATCTCTTTGGATTAGAACCGAAGAGAAAAATGAAAATGGTGAATGGCTTAAACCAGATACGGTTTGTGACAGTTACACTTGGTCAAGAGAACAACAACTTTTGAATCAAATTCTAGATAGGTAAGCACAAAACACTACGCAATCTTCGACCCAACAACAGGATTTTATCTGAAATAGTTTTACAAGCGAATAAGAGATTGCTAAGTTAAGAGTATGCAAAAACTAGTATATGTGGTTTTCAATCCAACGACTAATATGTATCTGGGTTTACGATTTTGGGGAACTTTAGACGAAGCAAAACTTTATAACACAAAAAGTGGTGCTCGGGCTGTTTGTTCTCGTGCAATGTTAACTGGTGTCGAAATACTTGAAGCACAACCGGCTCTATCTTTTACCGGAAAAGTTACGAAAATAAAATAAAAAGCTTTACAAACGAATAAGAGACTGTTAGAGTAAGATCATAGACAACAACCACTGTAAAGAAAGATAAAGGGTGAACAATTTGAGACACAACCAATTCATTCGCAACGTTTACACAGTCAATCTCATAGATCAAAATGGCCAACATATTGGGAAACTAAGTTTTCGGGAAGCCTTGAGTTTGGCTAAGGCAACAGGATTAGACTTGGTTGAAGTAAATCAAAACTCCAATCCTCCAACATGCAAAATCATGGATTTCGGAAAATATAAGTTTCGACAAAACAAACAAAAGAGAGTAGCAAAAAAACAAGCAATAGAAGATGGAACATACAAACCACATCAAGGTTCGGCAAAAGAAATAGTTTTGACTGTTAAAATGTCAAAACATGATTTAGGGACAAAAGCAAATCAAATCCAAGAATTGATCAATGAAGGTTGTAAGATTCTGATCAAACTTAGATTTATTAGAAGAGAAATACAACATCCACACCTCGGAGTGGAACAGATGAATAATCTTCTAGGTTTTCTAACACCAGAAACTTATGTGGTTGACAGCAAGCCTACCTTAAATGGTAAAATAATGACAATGCAGATTAGTATGAATAAAACATATTTCATGAAACCAAAAAAGGAACTGTCTACGTAATAATATTGATTATGGGGTCGTGGTGGAATGGCAGACACGGCTGCCTCAAGAGCAGCAGCGGAAATCGCAACTGGGGGTTCGAGTCCCTCCGGCCCTACTAGCTTCTTTTTGTTGTTACTAACAAACCTAGAAAAAATAACTTTACATTCTGAAAAAGAACTGCTAGATTAGAAATATAGAGAACGAAGCCCCGATGGTGGAATCGGCAGACACAGAAGACTTTTGAGATAAACATAGAGTGCCTCTGGAGAAATCCAGAGAGTAGAACTTCCCAAAGTCGGTGAAACTCCTTGTAATAAGGACAATACCGAGCCAAGCAGACAGACGAAAGAATGTCGGGCGTGTGTAGAGACTAGACGGGAAGCGCCTAAAACAGAAATGTCACGGTGAAGGTATAGTCCAGACTACAACAGATTAATCTGGCTCTAGCAATAGAGAGTAGTAAAGAAAATCTTCCGCTTTAACAAGCGTACCAGTTCAAGTCTGGTTCGGGGCACTAAAGAATAACATATGCTATACCGTAATGCGTATTGCGAACATTGCAATCAAGAGGCAACATATAGCAGTGTTTGGAGCGGTGATCCATTCAAGTGTAGAAAATGTGGAAATATCAAAATATTTTCACCGCAAACATATAGCTGCAAAAACTGTACAAAACTATGCGAATATGATGCAGCCACTTGCACCTTCTCAGAAAAACAAAGCGACGGAACATATATACTCACAACATATCCAGAAAGTGAATATTGTATAGATTGCGATAATGAACTAGACACATGATGCTTCAATTGAATCCAACATTACCAATAATCCGTGTTTCAGATGGAATGAAAGGATTCGCTTTTCTAGTTATCGATTACTCACAAGAACACGATTTATTGTATGTTTGTGCGATGGATAACGGTGAAGTTTGGACATTAAACAATAAAGCGATTAGGATACAAAACAATATAACGTTAGGACGCATAAACAATATCGGAGCGTAGCCTAGTGGTTCAGGCACTTCATTTGGGATGAAGACAACGCACGTTCGATCCGTGTCGCTCCGACTAAATGAAAATAAGTTATTTGACAATATAATAGTTTCTGAATAGAAGGTTGGCCGAGCTTGGTTTATGGCGTCAGTCTTGAAAACTGAAGTGTCGAAAAGCACCGGGGGTTCGAATCCCTCACCTTCTGTATGGAGCGTGCGCCTCACTGGACGGGGCACCAGTCTGTAAAACTGGCGATCTTGCGATCTACTGTGTTCGATTCACAGACGCTCCACTCTGGCCCTATCATCTAACGGTTAGGATACAAGATTTTCAATTTTGTCATACGGGTTCGAACCCCGTTAGGGTCATTATATATTGTTAGATTGGTCCAATCGTTCAAGGGTTAGGACAACGGAGTTATTTCTAGTATTGTTTATCTCTGGCGCATAACATAAAATGAATACAGACATAGATGAATGCATTAAAGCAATAAGAACACGAATGCATTACGGTCACAACAAACAACAAATCGCAGAAGAACTAGGTAAGTTTTTTCCTCAAGAGCTATTGTTTCTGTGTTATCAAGCCGCAAAAATACTGGAAAATGCGGAAAATGCGGCAAATGAGAAAAAAGAAAAATAGATTGAGAAACTGAATATCAACTGGTAGATTATAAGAGTAGGGAAAAGGAAACGGGCGTGTAGCTCAACTGGTTAGAGCACAGGATTTATAAACCTGCGGTTTCGGGTTCAAGTCCCGATGCGCCCACCACGTAATAATAAAATGGGTTGTTAGCTCAGTTGGAACGAGCAAGAAACTTTTAATTTCAAGGTCGTCGGTTCGATCCCGACACAACCCACTATATAGAAATATGTATTCTGACTTAACTCAGTTGGTAGAGTAGGTGGCTGTGGGAGATTCGGATAATGTCCGTACCTCAAAGGTAAAATCTCCAAAATTAACCACCCTGTCGGGGGTTCGAATCCCTCAGTCAGAGCCAGATTTTCGGGTCATTAGCTCAATTGGTTAGAGCATCGGATTCTTAATCCGCAGGTTTTCGGTTCAAGTCCGAGATGACCCATAACGCCGATGTAACTCAGATGGTTAGAGTGGGAGTTTCATAAGCTTCATGTCATCAGTTCGATTCTGATCGTCGGTACTCAACAAACCCCAAAAGGAAATCTTTTGGGGTTTTTGCATATAGAGGCATATTATGAAAAACGAAAGCTTTCTTCGTATTCTGCGTGGTGACGATCTAGGTTACTCGGAACAAAAGGACAAAGTAATGATTAGCAAAGCATCATATGATCGAAAACAACAAACCCTCACACTTACAATCAATGACCAAACACATCGCTACTTCAATATCCCAAAATATGTGTTCAATGATTTTGCTGCCTCATCCTCATATGAAGATTTCTTTGCTCTAAATATCAAAGAAAAATATACATCGGAAAGGATTGCGTGATGAACAAATCGAAACCCTTTTATTTTTTTCGTAATCGCTGGTTCACGCTCTTCCTTGAAGAACCGGGGGTTATCTCTCCAGAAGAAGATGGTTCCCTTTGGGTGTTGTTTTATGATTGCTATATGCATTCCGATCACTCACTCATCAAACTTCTCTGGCATGCCGCAAAGGAATATAAAGACGATAAACATATGGTTGGATAATTCCTTTATAAACACTGATCAATTTGGTATACTAAGAACATGGAAACTACAACATATCGCAG